GTCAGGTTTCAGACCTGCCTTCATTTGTTGATGACTCTGCCCCCGCAATTAATATTACTGGAAGTTTTGGTGGCGGTACTGACACTCAAGCCTTTTATGATGCTCTTGCAAAAGATTATGAAGAGCAACTTGCCACGCAAGAAGTAGAAGATTTATTTACCAACCAACTAGCCTATCAACCCCCTGACGACTTTGTTGGCCCTCCTGAGCCTGAAGATGATGGAATAGCAATGGTGGACTTGGTTCCAGAGGTAGAGGGCGTTGTAACAGATGACCCTAATCAAATCTGGAAAGATACAGATAAAGATGAGCTAGATTTAAAAGGATTTATAGATTTAGCGTTTGATGTATTTGGTGCTTACAACAAAGATGCAATTACTAATGTTGTAGACCTAGTTAATCAAAGAGGTATATCTGTAGGTGAGGTAGCACAGGCTACGGGCAATAGTGTTGAGTCTATCAATCAGGCTGCAACTGAATCTGGTACTGCAATTGAAAATCAGGGTACGGGTGAAATAACAGTAAAAGACGAAGGCCCAGCTATTGGCCCACAGCCTTCTGTTACTGTTGATGAAGGCCCAGCTATTGGCCCACAACTACCCACAGGTACGGGAAATGACACCGTAGTGGGCGGTAATGGAGATGACACCGTAGTTGTTTCAGATGTATTCCCAGAAGGAGATACGGTTATATCTGACCAGACTGAACAGCCTACGATTATAACTGGGCCAAGAGGTGAGAAAGGCGACCCAGGAAAGACAGGGTTAATTATGGCTCTATCCCAACAAGCTCCAATTACCGAACAAATGTTTTCAAGAGAATTATTTGAGCCGCAGCTTAGAGAGTTAGCTAATGTTCCTAAAGCATTGGGAATGATTCAAGCAATAGGAAGACGATTCGTATGACATATTTAGACTTGATTAATAACGTCCTCCGCAGATTACGAGAGGACACAGTAGATACAGCTAATGCTACTGACTACTCTCATCTTATAGGTGACTTGGTTAATGACGCTAAAAAGATTGTAGAGAACTCTTTTGACTGGACTGCTCTTAGAGATTCTATAACTGTTAATACTGTAAGTGGGACGGATACCTATTCGCTTACAGGTAGTGGTGACTTGGCTGTAATTAAGGACGTAATGAACACTACGTCTAAAAGGTTTATGCACCTCAGAAGTAAGGAATACTTTAACAACGTAACCTATAACACTTCTCCCCAATCAGGTTCGCCTGATTACTACACATTTGTAGGTACGGATTCTAATAGGGATTTACAAGTCCAAGTCTATCCAAAACCCGAAGCTGTATATGCTTTAAGGTTTGACGTTGTTAAACCCCAAGCTGATTTATCCAGTGACTCAGATAGTTTGTCAGTACCCACTAACCCTGTGATTCAATTAACTTACGCTATGGCTTTAAGGGAAAGGGGTGAGACAGGTGGTCAAAGTGCAGCAGAACAATTTGCTGTAGCCTCTACTGCTTTATCTGACGCTATTGCATTTGACGCTAACAGATACCCTTCTGAGTTAACCTTTCAGGTACGATAATGGCCCAGAAACTACAAAGCATAACTATTACGGCTCCAGGCTTTGCGGGTGTTAATACCCAAGATGCCCCGTTAGCCCAAGACCCTACCTTTGCGTCAGTTGCAGATAACTGCATTATTGACAAAGAGGGGCGAGTAGCTGCGCGTAAAGGTTATGAAATGGTGTCTACCAATGGCCCTGCTGTATTAGGGAGTTCTGCTGGTATAGAAGCTATACACCAGTATAGGGATTCAGGTGGTAACACTAAGATATTCTCCGCAGGCAATAACAAAATATTCCACGGCACTTCTACTTTAACTGACGATACTCCTGGTAGTTATACAATCAGCGCTAACAACTGGAAGATGGTTAACTTTGTAGACCATGCTTACTTTTTTCAAAGAGCGCATGAGCCATTGTTATATACAAACTCTGTTGCTGACGTTGAGAAGATGTCTACCCATGCTCATGCTACGGGCACTCCACCTCAAGCTAATGAGGTTCTAGCTGCATTTGGTAGGTTGTTTGTTGCTGACTTTGCAACAGACAAGTCTACTATATATTGGAGCGACCTTTTAAGCGGTCATGCGTGGAGCGGTGGGTCTACAGGTTCTATAGACATATCTAAGGTATGGCCCAATGGCTATGATGAGATTGTCGCCCTAGCTGCTCATAACGGGTTCTTAGTTATCTTTGGTAAGGACTCAATAGTTATCTATGAAGGTGCTGATAGTCCTGCTTCTATGACTCTTTCAGACACCATATCTAATATAGGATGTGTATCTAGGGACGCAGTTGTATCTACGGGTAAGGATTTAATCTTTTTAGACCGTTCAGGCGTAAGAAGTCTGGCAAGAACAATTCAAGAAAAGTCCTCACCTATTGGGGACATATCTAAGAACGTCAACAATGACATTAAAAATCTGGTAGCTAGTGAAACAGGTAACATCTCTCTACATTACTCTCCTAAAGAAGCCTTTGTCTTGGTTAACTTTCCCGTCCTTCAGACGGTGTATGTCTTTGATACGAGATTTCCTCTCCAAGATGGTTCATACAGAGCAACCACTTGGTCTAGCATGGCACCACTGCGTTTTACTAATCTGGTGGATGACACTATTTACCTTGGGAACGCAACTGGCATCGCCGAGTATGATAGTTATACAGACGGGACAAGCTCCTATCAGCTAAGTTACTTCTCACATCCCCTAGCATTTGGGGATAGCTCCGTACTTAAATTTCTAAAGAAAGTTAACTTAACTACCTTTGATGGAGCGGAGGCTACAGTTGTACTGAACTGGGCCTACGATTATTCCAATGCTTATAAAAAACAAGCGTATGTCTTACCTGCTAATAACGCTGCTCAATACAATATCTCTGAATACAACACTGAAGCTGAGTATTCCTCTTCATTAAGCCTAATTAACAGACAGAAGATAAATACTTCTGGTTCTGGTGCTGTCGTATCCGTAGGAGTGGAGACTACAGTAGATGGTAAGTCTATAGCTATACAACAATTTAATATTCATGCACTACTTGGAAGGATTGTCTAATGACTGATTACACTAAGACAACTAACTTTGCCGCCAAGGATGCCCTGGTGTCAGGAAATCCTGCTAAGGTGGTGAAGGGAACTGAAGTGAACACCGAATTTGATAACATAGCAACTGCGGTAGCTACTAAGGCTAATTTAGCTGCCCCGACATTTACGGGGACTACAACTGCCGCAAACCTCACAGTGTCAGGAACATTTACTGGCACTATTGATGGAGGGACTTACTAATGTCAATTTTTGACGTAAACAAAGACGGCGTTGTTGACTATAAAGACCTTGGTGCTGGAGCAGCAAATTTATTTGGTTTTGGTCAAGGCGGTGGTGGTTTTTTTGGTAGTCCTGGAGCAGGTCTTATAGGTGCTTTAGGTCAGGGTATGCTGACTGATAAAGCTATTAAAGATATAGGCCAAGCCCGTCAAGAAGCTAACATATTCTTTGGTGGCGCTACCGATTTACCCACTTATGAAGGCGGCTTACTTGGTGAGGTAGGAAGACAGTCTCAGTTCAAACCATTTACTGTCACGGGAACGAATGTATTTGGTCAGCCTTCTGCTGCTACTATATCCCAAACAGGCACTGAGTTAGCTCTAAGCCCGGAAGAAGCTGCATTACAAAGGTCTTTGACTGGATTTGGTCAGGGTGCTTTTGATTTCTTGGGCGACCCTATGGCTAGGGGTGAGGAGCAGACTAATATTATTGGTATGTTGACCCAAGACCCTGCTGCTAGAGCAACGAGAGAAGCAGATATATTTGGTAGACTAGAAGCTGTACAGGCTCCTGAAAGAGAAAGAGCCAGACTTCAATTAGAAGAAAGACTCTTAGGTCAGGGTAGGGGTGGTGTCCGTACCTCTATGTTTGGTGGTACTCCTGAAGAACTAGCTTTAAATAAAGCCATAGAAGAGCAACGCGCTAGGTCTGCCGTATCTGCTATGGAACAGGCTCGTGCTGAGCAAGCCCTACAATCTCAACAGACCCTACAGGGTTTGGGTGAGTTTAGAGGTAGAATGGGCCTATTAGGACAGCTTGGATTACAGGCTATACCTACGGCTTACACCCCTCAACAGGAGTTACTAAGGACGTTAACTCCACAACTGGAGGCTTCACGCCTAGCAGCTACTTTGCAGTCTACTGGGCTAGGTTTAGGGGCTGGTTTGGCAGAATCTGCAATAGAATCCCAGTTGGGATTTGAAGCTCTTAAAAACGCCCTTAGACAGCAGCAGTATCAAGGTCTGTTTGATTTGTTGAGTGCTGAAAGGTCAGGTGGTTCTACAACTCAAACTGCCCAGCAAACTCAGTCAGGTAATTTTGCATTAGGTAATACAGGAATTGAATATAATCCTGTTACTGGCGAAATAAGCTATAACCCTAACTAACGGAGCTAGTAATGCCTATTAACATACAATCTTTATTTAGCGACATTATTGAGACTCCTGCTCAACGTCAACAGCGTATGCTTAGTGAAGGCATACTCAAGGGACGGGAGTTAACCAGCGGTCTTACGGGACTAGCTAGGACTCAAGCACCTTTAGTATCTGCCCTATCTATGCAGATGCCCCAGAGACAAGAAGCACTTCGCAGGAATGTGGGTGGAATGTTGGGCCTAGACGTTAGAACTGAGTCTGAGAAGGTTCAGGAAGCTCTGAAAGGTGTAGACCCTAATGACCCGCAAAGCCTTCTCCAGGCTGCACAAGCTGTAGGTAATCTAGGACTAGGCGCTCAATCTGCTCAGATGCGAGCTATGGCTGCTGATGTGACTAGACAGAAACAAGCCGATGAGCTTCAAAGAAGAAAAGCTGAGGCCGATATAGCAGCTTCAGAAGCGTCAACCACAAGAGCCAGAACACTCCTTCCTTTTGAGGTAGCAGAGTCTGCGGAGGGTCTTGCGACTTCTGCTCAAGCAAGGGAAAACGCAAATAAAATATTTGATCTTCAGTATCAAAGAGCGGGCAATCAATTAGAAAGGGACGCTATTACTGCTCAACAACAAGATTATCTATTTAGTATAGATGCAGCAGAATCTATATATAGACTATCAAATCTTGAAGACCAAGAAATAGCAAGAAGAAATATCCCCCAATTTGTCTCTGATTTAAGAGCCAGCGGAAATGAGAATATAGCTTCTTTGCTGGAAAGAAGGCTCATAACCCCAGATAAGGCTGCGGAATTGCTTAATCAAAAGGGCGGCATGGGTGAAGACTCTTGGGCTAGGTTAAGCAACTCAACAATTTTTAACAGAACTACTGGAGAAACCAGAACATTTGAAGATGCTGGGGCTAAAACCACTTTCCAAACAGAGATAAACGGTGTTCCTACGCTGTTTGGGATAGACGCAGAAGGTAATTTAGTTTATCAGATAAATGAACAGACATTGCAGAATGTTGCTCCTGGACAGACTGTTGATGGCACTCCTAGCGCAACTCTTAATGCCTCAACAAATGAAGCGGAAACAGGTCAATCACCAGAATGGATTGCAGAAAAAACTCTTAGGATACGCGAAAACCAAAGTGTATTAGGTGCTATTGATGCTGCTAGGCTTTATGCAGAAGGTCATGTAACTGCAACTGGAGCCGCTAGTAGAGCAGCCCAACAAATTGGCGACATACCATTATTAGGAGCATACGCAACGCAGGCAAAAACCAACTTAAATGAACTGCTTGCTCAAGTTACTGCAAATATTGCTTTTGGTAGGCTCCAAAGAATGAGAGATGAAAGCAAAACTGGAGGCGCGTTGGGGAATGTCTCTAACATTGAATTGGCGTTATTAGGAAGCACTCTTGGCTCTATTAGTTCAGACATGGACTTAGATATATTGTTAGAGCAGCTAGATAAAGTTGAGAAACATTATCAAAACTTTTTAGCTATTGAGTTAGGTCTTCCAGCAGAGCTTGATTTAAGTGGAACAGACTATGAAGGAAAAATTGAGGTTTTAGAAAACCCAGACGGAACATCTAATATTTATGTTTTAGATGATGAGGGTAATTGGGAAAGAATGTCAGGCCCAAGAGCAGACAACATTACTTTTAAGAGACTTTGATTGAGTAAAGGTTATGGCAGAGCAAGGAATTACAGCGACTGAAGAAGAAGTCCGTAGAATAGAAGAGCAAATACGCAGAAGACGAGAAGGTTCTCCTCAGCCTACTGACAGTGTTTCTCAATCTTCTGAGCAGCAGTCTATTCCTGCGTCTGTTGCTGAAGAAAATATTATTGAACAAACACCAATTACTCAAGATAACTGGTGGTTTGAGGGCCTTGAGCTTCCTGGATTTGAAGAGGATAGGTCTGGAAGAAATATGTTTCAGGCTGTTATAACAGACACAATTACGTTTGGTTTATCAGAAGAGTCCTCTGCTGCTGTCCTTGCTTTAGTTGATAAAGCGTTAGACGTTTCTGGTGGTGGAGATACTTCTTATTCAGACTTTTATAGACAAAATGTTAGCAGACTAGAAAACGAAAGATTGCAGTGGCAAGAAGAAAACGCTCTTGGAACTGGTGCTGCTACAGTCATTGGTATAGCAGGAAGTCTCCCAGGTGCTGCCGCTGAAACCGCAACAAGAGTCTCATTGCCAGTAGTATCAAACGTACTAGAAAGAATATCTCCAAGGATTGCTCAAGTATCTGCCCCATTAACCTCTAGGGCTGCATCTGTTGCAGAAAGGGTAACTCAAGCGACTCCTCAAACAATTAGGACTTTAGCCGCTGGTTCTCCTCAAGCTGCGGCTTACGGTGCTTTGGCAGGATTTGGTTACTCTTTGCAAGGAGAGGACGCTGAACAAGCCGCCTTTGACGGGGCTAAAACAGCAATCCTGTTTAATACAGTGTTTAGGGGTCTTGGCACTGGAATTTCCGCATTGGCTCAGAGAAGAGTAGAAAGAGAACTTGGCAGAGGAGAGGATTTTGTTCCTTTGATAGCTTCTGGGGACTCTAAGTTAGCAAAGATATACAATTCTATTACTCAAAGCCTTCCTATAGCTGGTGGGATGATTAAGAGTCAATTAGATAATTTGAAGAAACCATTGCTTACTGCCAGAGATAAGACTTTTGCAGAAATACAGGAACGAACTGGAATTACTCAATTATCTAGCATAAACAAATATGTTGAAGACATTAGTACAAGGATAAAAGGCACTGCCGAATCAATAAAAAACAAGGTAGCAAGAGGCGTAAAACTAGACCCAGAAAAAGAATTACAGATTCAAAGGAGATACCAAACGATAGAGTCTGCAAGGGCTAATGTAGTTCAGGGCATTCTTAACGCAAAAGAAAAGCTCTTCAGAACAAATATAGTAAAGTCTTCTGCGCCAAGAAATCTGAGCGATGACCTTCAGAAAGAATTTGATGAAGTAATTGAAACTGGAAGAATACAAAACGCTGTATCTTTCCTTGAAAACGCTTGGAAGGATGGTTTTGGGGTAATCAGAAATAGAAACTTCACCCTAAATGCTGATGACTTCATTGCTTCAATTCAAAACAGAATGAACGATGTTGATAGTGAGGGATTTGCTCTTTTGTATGGAGACAAAAGAATAAATTTTGACTCTACTGTAAGAGCGTTTTTAGAAGGAAAATTAGACGGAAATAGAATTTCTGGACAGGCAATATCTGACCTTAGAAACAGGTATTCAAGAGAGGTTAGAAATCTTCTTAGGCAGGGAGGAGAGGCTGCTCAAAGAGGTTTTGTCCTTAGAAATGTTCTTGATGAAATTGATAGCCTAATTACAAAGCAGTTGCCAAAATCTGAGGCCGCAGTATTTGAGGCAGAGAAAAACGCATGGAGAGTCTATGTAAACCTCCTTGACGCTACCGCTTCTGCAAGCACAAAGGGCGGGGTAAGAGGCGCGTTCACTGAAGACCAGTGGCTACAAGCATTGAAAAGAAATCAATCTAGGCTTCATGTAAAAGGGCAGGGTAGCTTTCAATCAGTTGCAGATGATTTAGCTGATACTAGGGCTAGGTCTTCAAACATACTGAAAAAGATAAATGAAAACACAAAAGAAAGAATGAGCATTGCCTTAAATCTTGAGAAACAAAAGGTTCAAGAGTCTCTCGCAAACGCTAGAGCAAATCCTACCGGAACTGAGTTAGAAAACGCCAGACTAATGCAGTCTTACACAGAAACTTTAGGGAAAATAGATGAGATTGACCAGTTATTGAAATCTGGGAACCCCACAGTTTCCAACCTGATTGGGACTACGCTGGGTGCTGGAGGGATATTATTAGGCGGCTTGGGCAGTGTTACTGCCGGGGCTGCAATGGCTTCTATGATTGGCTCTCAAAGGTTTCAAAGATTCTTGGCTGGCCAGACTGGAGTTCAGAGAGGAATATCTGCTATTTCTTCTGAGGCTTCAGAAAGATTGGCAACTGGTTCTGCTGCTGTTTCTGGTCAAATACAAGCTGGAGGTATAGAAGAAACTACCCCTTCAGAGTATAGAGCGATAGCAAATAGTAAAAATAATAACGCCAAGGCTTTGGCTTTTAAAAGAGTTTTAGAATTAGGCCAAGAACAAAGGCTCAAAAGAATAAACAGGGATGCCTACACAAAGCTAAAGTCGGCATACGAGTCTGTTTATTCGCAATAGTTTTGAGGCAGTGCGGCATCCTGGGTTTCCTCCACCCTCGCCTTTGGGTGCCGTACTGACCTCACCTTAATGTAGCTCCTTATCCATTACCTCTTTGTATCTCATAGAGATG